ATCTTAACCTTGTCCGAATTCAAGAAATTCATTAATGCATTGGTGTTTTCGGCCATACTATCTTTGGTCTTCTTAAAATATTCAGGAACGATACTCCAAATATCCTTTTCTCCGTACGTATTTACTGCTTCTTGGTATGCACGATTACAGGCTTGAATAACAAATGTAATCTCTTTCAACAATTTACGTCCTAGTCTAGTATCTCCCTTTTCAACCTTTTTATCGAATTTGTAAACCATCAATCTCCGCGAAATAGACCCTGCATTATCTGTATAACTTGGAACCTCGTTACCAGCCAACATTCCCGGAACTGGCCATACAATACTCTTAGCAATTTTGTGTTTTTCTGCAATTTGGATATCTTCTCCACTAATCAATGACTGAAACTCAGACTGTTCCATAGCCAAGTTACCCTTAATCTCTGGACCAACAAACATAAACTTTTCTGCCAATGCTGACAAACCAAATTTCTTTTCGATGTTGTTGGATAACACACCAACATCACAAGGTTCATAAATCTGTTTCACAATTTTAACCAGAATCGTGGATTTTCCGCTCCCGGCCTGACCGAGTAGATAAGCCATAACTTGCCATTCCTCCAATTCTCCTAGGTCGTACATATTCCTCCCAATCATAATACACAACCATTTTTGGACATCTTCGGGCCATTCTTGATAGTCCATAATCCCTTTAAAACTTGGGCAGTATTTGGTGATAATGTCAAACCATTCCATATCTCCATAATAAACAAATTTTTCATTAAAATATTTGCATGCCACAACACTTGCTCCGATACTTTTACTTCCTTCACCCTCGTGAGGTATCCATTCATCGTAATAAATGTCTTTCTCTTCATCATATTTTTTAGTAATATAGATTCCGTTGTTAAAACTGAACACGTGACGATCACGAACAATATCTTCGAATTCACCACCAATATATTCCGTTAAATATTCTGCAGCTGCTGCTACATTATTCTTGCTCTGGGTTTGGTTTTTCCACATTTCTGGATTAATGTTCATATTGTCTGTAAGGTTGTGAATAAAGCCTTTGATACTCATAGCAGGTTTCCACGAATGGGTATCATAACCTTCCTTGGTAAAAATTTGTTTATAACACTCTCCGTTGTATCTCCTATACCCTTTTCGGTGTAATTGTTCTAGTAGAAATATGAGCAGTTTTTGGTAAGGACTCATATCTGAAAAATTCATAGGTGCAAAACGATACAACCCAACATTAGAATCATCTTGTACGTATTCTTGTTCGGACATACTACTTTGAAGAAACAAACTAGTTCGGATTGCATTTTCAGCATCTACTATACTAGCAAATATTTTGTTAAATTTCATTTTCAAAACAGTAAGCTCTTCGGTCTCTGAATTGTCTATATCTTCTATACTCATTTTATCTTGCATAAATACAAGATGAAGATAGGTTACCTCAAATACCTTGAGTTTATAGGCTTTTTCAAAATTACCAATACGAAGGTTGTCAAGATCAAGATCAAAATTGTTCAGTGCAACCTTTAAGTAATCGAATATATTGGTTCCTTTAAATTCCCATTTATTGTATAACTCATTTAATAACTCATTCCTCTCAGATTCGCTACTGGATTCGATCCTAGAACGGACCTCCAAGCCCAATCGCTTGTTACTTTCTAATTCAGACTCAGCCATTTTTTGAGTTTTCTAATTAAATATATATTTTTTCAAATCTTTAACCAAGTTAAGCCAAAATTTTGACCCTTGGTATATTTGGGTTTTAAAACAGATTGGTTGTTTTACACTACTATACAATGTGTTTTAAGCTTAAATAGATTCCTTTATTTGTTTTATATCAATTAAATTAATTAAATTAATATAGTTGTTTAAGTTAAGTAATGGAGAAGGTTATTATATTTTTACATGGGTCTATGAATGGGAGTTTTTTTACTATAACAAAACCTGGAATAATAGGTTTTAAAGCATTATGTTTTACGAAAATAATAACAAGTACAGATATTGATCAAAATATTTATTCATCTAACCAAATATTTGAAAAAGGTAATTTTATCCCAGACGTATCATTGAGTTATTTTAATGATTATGCTGTTGGTATATTTGATTTTAAAGACTATATGGATGGAAGTTATGTAAATAAACCTTTTTTAGTTATGGATAAAGAATTAAGAGAACCAATGGAAATACCAGATGGTAAAGGAGGTATGAAAAAAATATATGATGGTGTTACAACATTATCCAAAGTTGTAGAAGAGTTGTATAAAAAATACGATTCTATAGGTGAAATATTCGTTTATGCTTGTATGGGTGGGAATAACTCTATATTGACAAATTGTGTATATTCACCAAATTTCTTTACGATTAAGGGTGTAAATACAGGAGATTATATAGAAATAGAATTATCAAAAATTTTAAAAACAAATTATGATTCTATGGTTACTATATTAACATCATTAAAGGAAGGATACAATACTATATTCTTTTATGTTAAAAAAGATGACAAAAATTATAACCAAATATTAAATAATTTGAAAAAAGATAATTTAAACGGGTGGTCTGTTGGGTTATTAGGTGGGGGCAAATTGGGAGTAATAGAAGGAAAAATTGCAGATTTTGAATATTTTAATTCTATATTTGATATAAATAAATACGAAAAAGAAGATGGAGATTTATTATTTGTAAAAAAATTTGATACAGAGGATGATCTTAGATCTTTTAGAAAAATATTAGCAGAAAAGAAACGTAAATTGCGTACAAGAGCTTTAAGTATATATGGAAGACGGACTGATAATTTAGATATTATTTCAGATGAATTAAAATTTCTGTCTAAAATAGATATTTACAAAGTTGCCAAAACTATATATGAAAATTTAAATAATTTGGGAAACGGATGTAAAGTTGATGAATTAAAAAATAGTATTAAAAATATAATAAAAAAATTTGAAGACCAAACTCCATCTGTTATTAATATTACAAATTTTATGTGTTATATTTATATGTTTGATCAAATTTTTAAAGGAAAACATTTATTTGATTCAGATAATTATGAAAAATACAAATCATATTTTTCAGAAAGTATTAATAATAGCATAAAATCACTATTATCTACTAATTGCAACAACATAAAAAAAATTAATGATTACGAAACAATGAAATTATTGTTCGGTTTCTCCATGTGGAATTTAAAGAATTGATTTAAAGAATTAACCGAGTATATTCTATTTCTTAGATTTGAGTTTCTTCGAATAAAATATAAAATAAATTAATAATGCTATTAACAACACCATTAAACAACACCCACAACCAATCATTACCCCCGTGGAATCTTTTGTTTCCAAAGGAACTTGAGTGTCCTTCAATTTCATATTAAACTTGTGTTCTGGTGCTTGGGGACACATAGTAGCTGCATTACCGCTTTTGCGGAACCAATAAGTACTTATGTACTTTTCACCTTTATTTATGGGTTCACCCATATGCAAAGTATTGTTATCTCTACAATTGTTTGCATCTAGATTATTCCATAAAATAGCAGTCCCCTTTTCAGGCATAATTCTAAAATCTATTTTTGGAAAATATGTCCCACCTCCTTCTTCGACATCATTTAAATAAACCATCAACGTCCAACTTCTTTGGTCTACCCCGTCTTTCTGTTCAAATGTATCAAAATGGGGGTTATATTTCTGATCCTTGAGATAACGTTGTACCTGTATTCCCTCTAAATTAGCATCCGCACCAACAACCTTTTTAGCTTTTTCACCTAATTTTAATCCAGTCTTAGTCTGATGTCCTTTTATGAACGAGGTTGTAGATGTTCTTGCTTCGGTTTTCCCCTTCTTTTTAGAATCCACTTCAGAACGTTGGTAACCAGCCTTAGTTGCGTCTTGAATTAATTGATCACATTCCTCATTAGTTGCAAAATTAGGTATTTTCCATATTTGTATTTTATCTGTTAACCTTATTGCATTTGAAGGCAAATTCATTAATCAATACAAACATTTAAATTTTCTAAATTTTAAATATTATGTATAAATAGAGATGATAGAAGACCCATGTTTGAGGAACACTGTTATGAAAATGTTCTTAATATCTTCTATAATATTAATATTTATCTTTTGCGTAAAATTGTATAACGAATGGTTTAAAGTTAAAAACAAAACAAATCTATTTGATAAAAAATTTAAAATTATTCCCGGAAACAAAGGATATAATTTAAGTATTAATAGAATAATAATAGTATTGGTAGTTTTAATAATAGTAGTAACAGGGTTAACTCCTATAATATTTAAAGATTCTGGGTGTGTGGCTGGGGCACCTGTTGGGGCACCTGTTGGGGCACCTGTTGGGGCACCTGTTGGGGCACCTATTGGTGAAGCAAAAGGTGATTTAATAACAGTTGTGTTGGATGATGTATATACATTAGAACAAGCAAAAACAAGTATATGTAATTCTATTCCAAAATGTGGGGATGTAAACGAAATAGTTATTGTTAGTTATAGATTATATGAAACTGAGACTAGAGTTGGTTTTAGAGGTTTAAGTGATAATATATCTCAAACAGATGTGATAGATTCACCAAATATCAAATTTGTTTATGAAGAAAAATATGTACCCCAAGAAGTTGAAATAATTGTTATGAATTTTAAAAATTTTGAAGAACAGATAGAACCAAATCTAGTAGAGGCACCAACAGCAATGCCAACTTCAGCACCAGTCACTCAACAATCTATTCAAGAATTTGTAGGAATAACATTTCCACCGTCAGTTCAATCAGATAATGTTTTTGAAACATGTGTAGATTTACAGTGGAGTGATTCAGAAGGAAGAAATTGTGATTTCTATACTTCCCAAGATAAATGTTTTCAATATGGAACAGATGTCAATAATTTAGGAACGGCAATTAATTCGGGTTGTGAAACAGAAATAACTCAAGAAGATTGCGAAAATCTAAAAAGTAGAATAGACAATAACATGTGTACTTGGAATCCATCCGATGAATTATGTTCACCCAAACCTATATCTGCATCAGACGCTTGTTGTTTCTGCGATGGGGGTAAAATGGAATTATATGATGCTCCAACATCAGCACCAGTTCCACCAACATCAGCACCAGTTCCAGCACCAACGGAAGCACCAACGGAAGCACCAACGGAAGCACCAACGGCAGCACCAACATCATATGCCGAATCTGAGCCTGTTTTGGGTATTAAAGGTGTTGCACAATTTGGGAATGCATCCTATTCGGATTGGTTTACTCCTTTATATGTGTATAATATTCAAGATTACAACCCTGGTGAAGGATCTGAAAGATTTATAGAACAATACTTTTTTGGTAAGATTCCAGCACCTATTGGTCAAGTTCCTAAATATGACCCTATAACTGGATTATTCGAGGGAATACCTAATGCTATAGTTTCTGTAGAAGCAAAGGACATTAAGGTACCTGATGGCATAGAATTAAGATCTGATCCTGTGGATGGGTTACCTGGTTTTTATTATTTGTCTATAAAGTCAACTGATTGTGGAAATAAATTTTTAATGTTATATACTCAACCAATTCCAAGATTTGGAGAATCTAGTACTAATTCGTATTATTCAAAGGTTAATGAATTTGGTAATGCTTATAATACAAAAGATGTTTTTGCTTGTGAAAATTTTGACTATAGCTGTATGTGTGAAAGTGGAAATTGGGAACCAAACAGTAAGAGGTATATAGGTTATCCACCCATCCCTCCAGTATTATACGAAGGTTGTCCAACAGTACCACCATCTACTGTAGAAATTAGAAGCAACAGTGATCTCGAATCTATTTTTGATGAAACCAAACACCCTTACATCAACAATCCAACTTATACAAAGAGTTGTAAACTTGGTACCGATTTGGATAGAATTTGGCTTAGAAATATTAGTAAAGAACAAATATTATACGAAAATTCACCTAATGATGTTGATGAAGAAACAATTGGGGGGACTAGTTTTGATACTAAAATATTTTTTGGGTACACAAGATCCGAATTGGAAAATATATGCCCAGAAGAATATACAGCTTGTAACGAGGGAACCAATTCCAAGTGTGAAACATCTTTGAGTGTTATTCTAAATAAATGGAATAAATTAAAACAACTTGATATTGATACTGATACTAATTCTCTAATAAATACAATGACGGATCTGTTTGGGGTTAATCAAGATGGACAACCCGGTGTCGAAAATAGTAAGGAATTATACAACCTTAAAAAATGTGTAAATAAATCCGCTAATGAGAAATTTATTGAATATTCAAACACTTGTGATTTTATGAAAGATTATTACAAATATTGTAAAGTTAGGACAGACGCTCCTAATTTTATAGATGATATAAGAAACAGTGATTTAACTGGAGATTTAAATATAACATTTGGACAGTTTATTGAATTCATTGCAGTAATTCTTATAGAACCAATGTGTGTTTACAATTCTTCCCAACCGAGTAGGGATTTTTGGTTACCATTTCTTGCAAAATACAAGAAAGATTTATATGTTATGTTTTTAGCACAATTAACAAATGAAGGAGAAGAAATTGATTTCGAAGGTTTAGATTTCGATGCATACCCACTAAGTGCAGATGAATTTGCATACAGAGGAACTGATATATGGGCAGAGATGCAAACAGATTGTTGTTCTGAATATAACCCAACAACCCAACAACCAACATATAAACCATTACCACCAAATGCAGAAATTGTGTGTCCATCATCCAGTGGCGAAGAGGGTGTTGGTTGTGTTATTTTGTAATGGAAGGTTTAGGTTTAAAATAACGTTTGCAGTAAGGGAACTCCTTTTTAATTTGTGAATAGCTAACAGCTATAGCCTGTTTTCTACTCTTAAATTTACCCTTTTTAAATTCTCGAATGTTTCTAGCAATTTTGTTGGACAATCTTTTCTTACATTCTACTTTTGTCATAGTCTTTGATTTTGATTTTACAATACTTCTGCGAATTTTAAACAGACTGCGTGGTCTTCTCTTGGATCTTCTTTTTCTTCGGCTATTAGTACGTTTTTTACTATAACTACTTCGTTTCCTTCCTCTTATGAGTGTTACGGACGTATAACCTTTGGTTGTTGGAAGTTTGGTCAATGGTTTTTGTGTATTCAAACCGTTTAGTATATATCTTTTACTTTTATACATACAGTATAACTGTTTGTCTGTATTTCGGCCTATTCTAACTTTGGCGTCCTTCCCAGTTTTGGATTCTATTATACATAACCCATTTCCTGCTTTTGCCTTCATTAAGCTTTATTAATATTTTTAATTGATTAATCAAACAAATTAAAAATATATGTCGTATAATATAAATGGTAAAAGCTAATATTATAATTTCTTGGATAGCAATAGTACTTATTGTATTAGTAGTATTACCAACTGCTGTGCATATAGGTGGTGAGGGAGGAGTACTCCTGGGTGCTATTGGGACAGCGTGGTTTATTGTTAGTATATTAAATATAGTTGGGATTATGGGACCCAAGGACGACGAACCCGAAAATAGCAAACCTGTTTAATGCCTTTAGCATTCTATTAATATGGTTTTAAAACCGTACGCATCCTTATATTTCCTCCGGAAATCCGGTCCCTGGGACCGGGTCTGAAAGACAATCGGATTACGAAGACAAGTCAAGTACGCAACCAACATTATTATTACTTAAAATATGGTTATTTCGGGAATTCCTAATATTTCCAAACCATCTTTTAATTAATAATTCACTAAATTTTTTAACAGTTTATATGATACTGCTCAGCATCGCATGATGTCAACACTATTATGCAATTCATTTCTACTCGAAATACCATTTCTAGGGAATGCAGAGTTCGCGAATAGTACGTTATTCTGTGCCTTGGGGTCAAATTCTCCATTACGTGAAATACTAGTCTGCATAGCAGCTCCCGATTGAAATTGCCCAGCATTTTGTACTGTTTGTGCGGATACGTTGGGTGCCCAGCGATTGTAATCAACTTCGCTGTTGTTTACGGCACTTTTCTGTGGCCTAATTTCGTTACCCCATCTTAGTTCACTTGATGTGTTGGTGTGAGTTCTGTTTTCAGCAGCATTGGCTAGGAATGGGGTAGTTTGATAAGGAGCTACATAGCTTTGGTAAATGGGATTAAGACGGGAAGGCATAGCTCTTTCGAAATCATTGCGTACATTGTATTGTCTCATGTTCCCAACTACTGAATAGGTTTCGAATGGGTCAGTTTGGGGAGAGTTGTATTCGTTTACGTAATATTTCATGGGTGCTGAACCAACTCGGAGTGAATTCTCGTACGAGCACGTGTCGTTGTAAATTCTCGACCACTGATTAAACGCTTGTGTACCATTTTGATTATATTCTCTTCTTTCGGGAACCTTTGGTGGCATTATTATAATAGTTAAATATATTTTTTTTAGGGATTATTATACGTGAATAAAATAATATTTAAATAATAGTATTGTATAAATGGATACACAACCAACACCTACAACAAATATTGTTAAGAAACCATTGAAAAAACCAACTTTTTTAAAAAAAAACTGGGGATGGATAATTGTTGTTGTTGTATTAATAACATTAATTGTAGTTGGTTCACAAACTAAATGGTTTGGACTCCAAGGTAGTCCGGGTGATAACATTGTTTTACCACCATTATCTTCTGGAGAAACACGTGCACCTACGGCAGCACCAACCAATGCACCTACGGCAGCACCAACCAATGCACCTACTGCAGCACCAACCAATGCACCTACTGCACCACCAACCAATGCACCTACGGCAGCACCAACCAATGCATCTACGGCAGCACCAACCAATGCACCTACGGCAGCACCAACCAATGCACCTACGGCAGCACCAACCAATGCACCTACAGCAGCACCGACATTTGCTCCTTGTGTAAATAAGATAGGTCCTTTGTGTGAAATATTTAATAGTGATTGTGCGGACCCTAATATAACAGGTTTAAAGGATTTGATTACTAATGAGATGTTTACTTTGGTTGGTGCATTTTTAGATCCAAGTGATCCTCTTAATTATATTGAGTGGGTGGGTTATCCTGGTGGTGTTAGTGAAATTGTAGCACCAATGTCTGGTGTATATTTTAAATACGATATTCCGGATTCTGTGTTAGCTGAATTTTTTGCATTGGCTCAGAATAGTCCTGGTTATTCTAAATTTGATTTAGTTCATGTTATGACTGACGATGAAACAGTAAAGCTTGTTACTTTTGTTGGGGATTGGAATACTACATACACCATAGATCTCAATAACCCTATTAGAAATATAGTTTATAAATTCCAAGAAAATTTGGCCTATACGGATCTTATACCAGTTGAGTGTGTAGAACCACCAACAGCTGCACCCACAGCAGCTCCAACTGCTGCACCAACACCATCACCCCAAATACCTTTGTGTAATAATAATTTGTTAACATTTACTGACATAGGAACAGAAAAGGTAAGAAAGACTGTTAACTGGGAAACTATTGGATATTTGGGTGTAGATATGATTATAGTTCCAACAGCGGCTATAAACACGATGACAGAGGCTAAAACCATAATGTATGTCGAAGCAGAAGAGGAAGGTGGATTTGACGATGATTGGAAATTAACTATGAATGTTGATAAAACGTTGGGTTTTAGGGATAGTGATTTTGGACCAGCTGTATCTCAATATGGTATAGGTACATTTGAAGAGGGTGGTGTTTATCAAGTAGTTATTCATATTGGTGAACGGGGTGATTGTTTCATTTATGTAAAACAGTTTGATAACTTGGTAGACAGAAATGTAATTTCAACATATATGAGAACTATAGGTGATGATTGTATGAGTGATGACGATTATTATTACGGTATGGACTCCTTCTTTCATTATATGGAATTAGGGGATATTGGTGGGGTTGTTGACATCATAGAGGTAAATATTTGCGGAGCAACAGCCAATTAAAATCTTTGACACAATTAATGTCTAACAAGTTGTTTCCAGAAATACCTAGTTTTTTAGAATTGGATATATTAAAATTTACTGGGTATTGTCCAATATGTGATGCATATGTTCAACATAAATTAACATCATGTAAAGATTGTAATTCGACACTTTGTTTAGATTATCCAGGTGGAATATGGAAAGTAAATAAAGAACAGAATAATTATATATGTTATTCATGTAGACTTAGTAGATCTAAATCAGCCAAGGCTGTAACTTTTACACTTGTTCCTATCAGACCATTTTTTAAACTACTCAGAGATAACTAATGGACTAATTCCTGGATCTTCGTCATCAGCAACTAATACTATATATTTAGGAACAAATAATTTCCATTCAATACGTGACATAAATATTCTTTCAGGTATCGGAGATATCATAGCATTAATGATAAGTTGAGTTCTTGTGTGTGTTAGTGCATCATCGTTTGTTACTATGGGATCTACAACATCAAGTGTTACTGGATCATCTGGGTTTAGTTTACCATTATTCATAAAATTTAAATCAAATTTAATAAACTTTCGTTTTTTGTTTTTAATTTTGGATATTATACTTGCCGGTATAGGAATAACTCTATTATTTATAGGTTTCAAATATTCCCCATTCATTCCAACAGTGTATCCTTCTTTCGATTTTTTGAGAAGTTCTAATATAACTGGAGTCTTTAACTGGCGTTTCCATCGCAAAAAGTTACCTGTTCCTTTTTGAGGAATAAATGTTATGTCCAAAGAATTTTTTGAATTTTTAAATAATGTTTGAACATCTTCTATAATAGATCTATCTTTTAAACTATTGGGATTTAAATTCACTCTACCTAATCTATTAACTTCTCCAACAAATGGTACTATATATTGTTCTGGTTTGGCAAAGTTAACATTTTTAATATTTTTATGTCCGTATATTCTCCCCATCATAATTGTATAAAAGAGTCTTCCGTATTTTAAATTCTCTATTATATCAACGTAATTGTTTCCATCTAAATCCAATGATTCTATAAATTCAAACATCTCATCTTCTGAATTCAACTCCTTTTGGTCATTAAAATAATCATTGTTCATTTTTTTACCGTTAAATATTAAACAATCAATAGGATAATATGTTATAACATCTGTACGTTTAATATAACCATCCAAAAGTACAGTAAATTCAGTATCAATGTCAAAGTCTAATTTCATGATTAACATTGATTCATCTATGAAATAATGTTTACCTTTGTGACTTAATAACATAACTCTTTGACTTCCCGAAGGAAATACAACACCCATATAAGCTCTTTCTTGGAATTTAGTAAATGTTGTTGGTGTTAATACAGATGTATTGTGTACAAATCCAGATTCTTTACCAGTAATATCCAACAAATATTCCATTACTCTATTCTGTAATTTAATATTTCTAATTTCTGTTGTGTATGGTGATTGTGATAATCCAAGTTTTTTAGCACATTCTAATAATTTTATTTTCTGCATTTTAGGATTCCCCAATCCATCCCATCTTCTATCTTCTCTATAACCAGGAATAAGATCAGATCCTTGAATTTCAAATATTTCATCTTCTGTTTCAACTTTATATATAACTATATTATCCAACCCTCGGTCACTAGTTCTATGTTTATCAATTATAACTCCCTCATATTGTTCCCCATCTGACATAAATTTCACTAATTTCCCAATATCATTAGTACCCTTTTTAAGTATTCCCGAATAGACGTCAAATTCAGCATCCTTTTCAATATTAAAATCAGACTCTTCTTCACCTGGAAACCCCTCGAGTATACGGTCTATGTGTAAATTGTATTTATCTTTATTTTTAACAGAACAATAAGGGTAATATAAATTGTCTCGTGCCTGTCTACCCTCCATAGGAATATAATATTTATCACCACCAGCACATTTACCTCTAAAACTATACGGGTCTGGTTTATTAGGAATGTCTGTTCCTGCTATTTTTGATCTCGCTATTTGCATACTTGATTGTTGGGTTGGTCTTATCTCACTCAATTCTAAGTTTTCAATTATTTCTCCTGTTTTTTCATCGTCTTCTATCAGTTCAACAGTATAAAATTCATTATCATTGTCTGTTATTTCGCCAGTACGATCCCATGTCATTAACTCTTTATTAAATAGTTCAACTGTTTCACCAATATTAATATTTTCTTTCTTCTTATAAGGTGATATTCCCGATACAGTATTAATTTCTTTCTTTTCTAATTTTTGATTTGATTCGACAACAACTGTATTACTTATTCTATCCACACTATTAAATATAAAATCCATACACATTTCTAGTTCTTTTTGAATATCAATGTATTGGTCTAATATATTATCCGGGGTTATAAATGGATTTTCATCACATAATTTATCTTCTGTTAAACCTACATCTTCATCTTTACAATAACTAAATATACTTTGAACTTTGCCAGATTTAAAAATCATAACAGTTATTTTATAAGGTTTGCAAAAATTTGGTATCTCTTTATTTCCTAAACAAGGAATCATTTTCATAATAATTTTGGGAGTTGACAAATCATTCCTATATTCAATATCGAATCTATAAAACTTATTTGTATCAGAAAAAGGATTAACAAGATAATTATGATCAACTTCTTTATCAAAGGCTTTATATCTCTTTGTAAAAACACGTTTGGGTGATATCTTATTTAATATTGGTTGATTGTCTTCATTAACTGGCCAAAAATAGTTGTACAACTTCTCCAAATCCAAATCTTTTGGTTCTTCTCCAAATAAAGAATAGGATGAAAATACACTATTGACTAATGATTCATTTGTATTAATTATATAAGTGTTACTTTCATTAGTTGAACTAGATTCTATTCCATCTGCTTGATTTAATCTTTGAACAAATTTTATATAAAAATCTTTGTGTTCCCAAGGACAAGATACTAAATGAATTAGTCCAGAATTATAAACTCTAACTGACACACTCCCACTATTCTCAAAATTATAACTAACTATGGCCGTATTCGAAAAAAATGATTTATCTTTTTTATTCTTTGGACCAACTTGTTTGATAACTTTTTTATAGTGAATGTTTAATAACGGCCAATCGTCAACTGGTTCTTGGTTACTTAAAAAATCAGACTTATCAATTTCTTCAAAATAATTAAGATATTCAGATTTAGTCATATTAGTTCTATCTCCAATTTTGAGAATAAATCTATCTCTTAACGGTATTAGTTCTGGATCTATTTCGTTATCCAAACCCTTTTCTAACACACACGTAATAAAACCAAATAGAGTTATACGTAATTTATCTTCTATGGGATCACTACAATTCTCTTTATGAAAATCAGGTCCGTAATTTTTACAAACAGAACACCACGCTCCTTGAGGAATTGGGCCAACAGGAGGTCGTGAAATAGTTTGTCTTCCTTGGAATCCAGCAAGTGCTGCATTTTTAGTTTTTTTAGTTTTTTTAGAATATTGTATTTTCACAAATCCAGTTGGTCTAGCAATATTTTGATTTTTGTTTGGTACACACATCTTTACAAATGATTTAGAAACAGCTGTAATAATACCATCTTGTTCTTGTTGTAAATATGTTCCACTTGGATTTAATTCTACGTCAAGATTAAAACTTTTTGTAAATTTAGTTAAATCAATTTCTTGGTCTTCACTTTTAATCATAAGATGAAAAGATCCCATAACAAGTGTTGGTGGTTCCAATACTGACGACATTCTTATTATTATATAATATATTAAATTATTTAATTCAACCAATTTAAGAATTAAACACTCAAATAAACTAAATAACCCGTTTTACTATGATGCAAAATAATCGTACTGAATCTGCTATTAAGTCGTTTAATTTTGTCGTTGATGAATTCATGGGGAAAATGATAAAAACATTTCCTGGTGAACATAAGCTTAAGTTATGGTACATTCATTTTAAAACATCCAAGCGTTTCAATCCCAAAGGTCCTATGGAATATATTATGGTTCCGTTGGTAGATATGGGTGTTCCTATTATGACAAAGGATGAGCGTTTTTTTAAGAAGGACGAGTATGTAAATTTTGCAGAAGGTTTTTCTGAATCAACAGGACTTGTTAACATTTGGGATTCAACAACGCCGGATATTAAGGAATCTATTTGGGGTTATATTCAGAGTATTTATGTCATGGGTATGAATGGTTTGGGAGAAACTCAAAAATTAAGGGAAGTGTTAACAACTATTAATTCTACTTAATTTTAAAAATATAAAAATATTTGTTTAGGTTAAATGGAAAAAGAATATTTTGAATTATTAGATGATGCTTTAAGCCAAGGGATATATGATGAAAATAAAATTGCAACAATGAAAAAAATGT